CAGGTTAGGCATTGAACGTCTGATTAGTGAGATCAGAACGGGGTCGAAACCAGCGGTAGGACCGCCAGCAAGAGAAGCACCACCACCGAATCCACCTTGAGCACCAGCAGCGTTACCACTGTTGGTTGGTGATTCCATGAGTGATTGCATTGATCCGTGATCAAATGCAGATTGCTCTCTTAAAAATTTTTCTTGGTTTTCTAGCAGGACTGAGGTTACCGCTTTACGATGGGAATCTCTGATTGGATCAAGACCCTCATAGTTGAGGAGAGGTGCCCACTTTTCCTGCAGATGCTCTGAATGGAACATTTGCGTTTTACCTTTTACTAAAGTGACTTTTGGGTTTGATTAATATTAAATTCAGTTTTTTGCAACTGCTGAAAGAGTCTTCAGATATGTAGCCATTGTTCCTGAAATATTTTCAGGTGAACTGTCTACACCTTCAGAAAGTGATTCAGACTTTGCTTGTGGAGATGACTTTTTCTTAGAGGGAAAATATGACTCTCTAAGAGTCTCCAGTTTTTCACGATATTCTTCTTCACTTCCAAACTCAACACTTTCGGCAAGTGAAGCAAGCTTGTCTTTCTGAGTTGCTGCTAGCCCCTCAGAAACTTGATCGAAGATTCCATCAGCAACCGACTCTGCGAGACGCTTGTTGAGTGAAATATTTCTTTCAATTTGCTCGTTGAGTTTTGTTTCCATCTCATCAAGTTTATCTACCATGCTCTCAAGCACATCATATTTATCTTCAGGGATTGATACATAATGTTCTTCAAAAAGACCTCTCATTCCTTGGAGGAATGATTCGGTCATTTCGGTCTTAAGACCGGATTCAATTGCAAGTGCATTCTCTTGAATCCACTCGTCTGCAACATACTCAAGATAAGAATCAACTCTTTCTTGAATTGCAGATTTAATATCTTCTACTTCTTCTAGAAGAGCCTGTGCATATTGCTCTTCTAGAGACTCTTTAATATCTTCTACTCTGGAAAGAATAGCAGCTTCGAAGATAGTTCTTGCCTTTTCTTGGAATTCTTCGGAGAGTTCTTCACCTGAAAGAAGTGCATTGACATCTTCTTCGATGTCGTACTCTTCCTTCTTCACTTTATCTTCGTCTTCGTCCTCATTCTCTTCGTCTTCGTCCTCATTCTCTTCGTCTTCGTCCTCTTCGTCTTCCTTGGCAGCTTCTAAGAGTTCTTCGTCTTCATCATACTCAAACTCTTCATCTTCCTTAACCCCTTTCATTGCTTCAGCAGGTTTAGCACCTTTATTGACAACATCTCTTACTTGCTTAAGAGTCGCTCCAGGGGTTTTAAGCTTTGCCGAGTCATCATCTGACTTATAATTTTCTGGGGTAGGTCCTCCCAGATCTTCCCAAGAACCAGTTTGACCTGGAGTTGCTCCAGAAAGACTTGGCATTGAATCTGCTGCCTTAGCATTAGCATTTACGGCAGTTTTGGATTGCTTAGTGCCTACTTCCATTTCTTGTAAATCTCCACGAGACATTTGAACTCTCCGATTAACCTTAGTAATTTAATCTATATTTATTTATAAATTAATAATTTACAGTGAACTGATAAAATTATTAAATAATGTAAGTTTATATTCTTCAAGAATACCTTGATCAACTAACTTGTTGATTTTTTCTTGAGTTTTGTAAGCATATTTCTCTCTCAAAATTCCCCCATCCCAAATCCACTCTTTACCTTCCATAATTCCCTGAACAAAAGCATCTGGAGCAGAAGGATCAGCAACGATATCAGCAGCAGTTGCTAGCATGAAATCTTCACCAACTTCCGTGTATCCCTCATTATTCGGTTTTACAGAACCAATACCACGAGAAGAAACACCGAGAGTTACTCCTTCCTTGAGAAGTGACTCGGCAATTTTTCCCATTGGAGTTGAAAGAATTTGTGCCTTACCAATGAAGTTGTTTCCCTCACGTTGAAGAGAAACAATCTTATGAGAAACTCTATCGAGATTAACTGTAGGACCATCTGGATGTCCAAGTTCTCCAAGAGCACGCCCTTTATTCACATATTGCTCACTATAACGCTTAACCTCTCTTTCCATAACAGGTAAACGATACATTCTACCGTTTCTGTTTACAACTTCGGTTTGAAGGAATGGTCCTTGGATGTAAAGGATCTTTTTACCGTTGACTGTTTCGGTAAGGACTTCTACTGATTCAATTTCTTCGGTAATAAGTTTCATTTTAGGCGTCTCCTGAGATTTGAACTTGCTGATAATAAAGAACTCCAGATCCTACACCATATGCAGAAACCTTGTTCGAATTAATTACTACTGCATCTGAAGAAGAGAATGCAGTTGCAATTCCACTGGAATTGTAATTAACTGTCATTCTTGTTTGATGATAACCATTTACCCCGGCAGAAGTATCAACAGATAAAACTTGATGGTGGGTAAAATTGTAGTACGATTGTCCACTTGCGCTCAGTGAGACATAATCACCAACTCCAAAGGGAATTTGAGTTCCTTCGGGTACAGTGATTATTGTTGTAGTTCCTGTTGTAACTCCAACAACACGATTCAAAGCCTTAGTCAATCCTAAAGTAGCAGTTCCTCCAGAAGGAACAAAGTAATCCGCAGTTGTTGCTGAAACACTTCCACCAATAGAAATATGAGCTGCGCCACCAACAGCAACCACTCTCAGAACACTAGATTGAACCGAAAATGAAGTTGAAGTTGCTGCAGTTCCTGCAGTAAATGCAAATGAGGACCCAGCCCCAACTGGTCTATGAGCCATTATTCGTATAATACACTTTTAGTTATTTATCAAATTAATTATTCTTCGTCTTCTGACCCACCAAACATGGAATCTGCTACCATTGGGCGTAAGTTATCTATTTTTTCTGCAGATTTTGAAAAGAGAATATCTTTAATCTTGTCGCTAATATTTGCTGGTGATTCATCAGCAACAATCATATCCAGAAGTTCATCCATTTTTGACACCTATTGATAATCGATTTTATTTATATTTCTCCACCGGAAGGAATTTTCGGTGCTTCAGTTGCTGCTCCCTGAGAGTCTAGATTTGGCTCCATTACTGGTGCTCCAAGATCCATACCAGTTGTTCCCGATTCAATTGGCTGACCTGTAGTTGGATCAACAGGAATACTTGGATCGGGTATAATACCTTTTTTAATTTCCTTTTCTATCAATTTATCTTGATCAATAATTTCTTCATCAGTTTGTCTAAGAATCTTTCTTCTTACATAATCCTGTGAAAAATATTTTCCTATATATGGTTCTGCAGCAGCTACCATATTCAATCTTTCATTCAAAAGTTCAGTGTCTTTCAGTTCTGAAAAATGATTATCATATAGGAAGTCGTATTGAATATGCTCACTCATTATCTCCCAATCTTCAGGAGTTATGATATTTTTTAGAATTAGTTGAGTTCTCAACATATCATGGAACATGTATGAGAAACGCTTTCTGAGTCTTGCTACAAATTTTGTAAATTTAAGTTCGTCTCTAAGAATTTCTGAAGAACGTCCGAGATTGAATCCACCCTCTCCATCCATTCTTGAAGGTGGAACATTTAATGAACGATAGAGTTTCTTTTTAAAGTATTCAATATCGGTAATTTCTCCCAGATTTTGACCACCAGGAAGAGTAGAGATTTCAGTTCCTCTGCCACCTTCACGGCGAGGTAACCAGAAATCTTCAAGCATACTCATGAATTTTTTATCATCACGAATTTCTCCAGTTGATGCATCATATACAAGTTTGTTACGATAACGCATCATAACATCACGAAGATATTGCTCTGCCTTCACTTTAGGAAGATTACCTACGTCGATATAAAAAATACGACGCTCTGGAGCACGGGATAATCTGTAGATAACCAAAGAATCCTCAATCATACGAAGTTGATTGAGTGCTTTAATTGCCTTATTTAAGTAAGATAATGTAGTCCCCTTATTTCTATCTACCAGACCAGAAGTGCAATATGTGACCGAATCCCTAGTCATTCTGATTCCAGGATTTGCCGTCCCACTTCCACTTTGCTGTCCCCCAGTTGCTCCAACTGGGTAAGTTTGCTTAGGATTATATAAAAAGTATTCTTCTATTTCTGGGAATTCATAATCCATTGGATTATCCAAATTCCTAGCAGAAAGATTATAGTTGTCGTTTTTTACTTTTTTCTGCTGTCTGATATATCGAATTTTCATTGGATCGATATATCTAAGTTCTTGTATTCCTTCTTGAGGTTTTTTTATATCAATTACTTTATGATAAAATAATCTACCATCGATATACCAGTTTCTATAGATTTCGTGGCACTTTTTATCAAAATCCAATAACTCTAGAATACGCTTAAATTCGTCTCTAATTTTTCTTTTTATTCCGTCACTAGCATTAAGATTTGACAGTTCGATTTGAACTGGACTATCATTACTATCACTTACTATAGCTTCATTTACAATATCTTCGATTGCACTATCAACTTCTGGGTGAAGAGACATCTCACGATATCTCTTA